TTTGTATTAGCCTTAGGTTCACTCAGATTTTTGTTTCTGAGCTCATCAGCTCTGGGATCTTTGGACGGCTTCCAGCCCATCTTTTGACGAATCTCATTGGAAGATGCAATCTCGTTGCGAGTCAGCTTATCGCCGATCTCAGCAATCTGCTCGACGGGAACGAGCTTAAACGGATCTCTGAAATACATGATCGTATTCTTCTTAGTCCGCGCCGTTTTGGTGAGGAAGGTGCGAATCATCTCGTCAACTGCAGTTGCTACAATCGGCTCAATGGTTCTGGTAAAGTAATTCAACATCGTTTGTTCATCCGCGGTTCCATCCATGATGCTCTGAGTGATACCTAACTGGCCATATAGCATACTCGTAAGGTATTCAATCTGCTTCATCAGATTGTTTTCCACAGGACGATTCAACTGAGTGATTCTTTCAGAACCATCGGTGTAGGCAACGCCATACTTGGAGCCGGAAAGCTGTTCTTCCAGTTCAGCACGGCGACGCTCCGCTTGATCTCTGCGAGTATCGGATTTGACTACATAAGGAAGCTGAATGATTAAATCCAACTTACCAGAGCCGCTTTGTTCGTCGATTGCATCCAGAAGATTCAGCTTGTGAATCAATCTCTTAACAACCGAGTTCTTCTCGTTCATTACTGAATAGAAGGGATTCTCCATGATAGCGGCATTTTTCTTATGGTAGATAAGTTCCTCTTTACGACCAGTTCTGTCGTTGTAGACCTGAACTTTTACATTCTGGGGATACCATTCTACGATTTTGCCAACGCGAAGACTTTCGATTGTGTAGGAACCAGTTTCATCAGGATTGGTATCTGTATCAACCGGGACCACTGCAATGACGCCTTCGTCAAGCATAGACATAAAAAAATCCTGCCGAAATGCTCGTCCGGTCTGATCTATATTTGCCTCGACATTGAGACAATAGTTCAAACCAGAATCGACATCCGACAGGTACCGATCATCTTCATCCAATTTTACATGTTTGATTTCAATGCTGGCCGCATCGATTGCCATTCGGTTAATAATAGCGGTCACGATAGACTGCTCATTACCTCGACTAAGGCGATTACGGTCCGGTCTATAGCCGGAGCCAGCTCCGATGTCCCTGTAAACATAGGTGGGCGCTCTACTGAAGAAAGCGTTCCATGCATGTTTCAGCCAGGAACGAGGTGACTTGTCCATTTTGAATTTTCCTCCTTGAAATTGGAGATAGAAAAAGACCCCTTACCAATTAAGGCAAGAGGTCTACAGATTAAATCATAGATTTCATCATGAAAAACAAGATAATCAATGCGATGAGGCATCCTAAGATTGCAATTAGTGCGTATTTATCTTTTTGTGCCTCTGGATCTTTTTTGTATTTGGCAACCTTTACATCTCGTTCAGCACGAATTTGTTCGATATCTCGATCAATCTTTTTTCGTTCATACTTTGACGCACTTCGAATTTTCTCAATCTTAACGCCGTCACTCTCAAGAACAATCTTTTTAGAGCCGCAGTAAGGGCAAGAAATTACTTCACGAGATTCATCGATTTCCATTACACCATCGCAATCTTCGCAACGGAGTCTTACGATGTTTGATTGCTGAGTTCTACCAACATGAGATCCGCACTGATTACAAAATTTGCTATTGTCTGGAAGTTTTGTACCGCACTGTGAACAGAACATGATTAGCACCTCTTTCTATAACGTTGTGATTATCATAACATACGAAAAGGGGTTTAGCTAGTCTAATTATTCAAAAGAATCCTTGTTATGCTTATATGCGATGTAAGCATCCATCATAGCCGCGACGGCATCGATCTTATTCTCATATCGCCGCTTCAAAAGTTTACGGTTGCCATTGGTATCTTCCATAGCGATGCAATTACCCATTGCGAAGGTCATGAGATCTTCGTCAAACAGGAGCGCACGCTGCTCGGAAAGTTTCTTAAGTTCTCCCAAAGGAACAGATTCGGTCTTAGCGCCCTGAATGACTTTTTCAACAGCATACCCACCATTTTCACGTTCCCAACGTTCAACGAATTCCTTAGCATTGTAAGGGTCGTATCCAAAAGCTCGAACGTCATAGTCGCAGTCGATAATATGCTTATCAAGATCATCATACACTTCCATCATGTCAAGAACTGTGCCATCCATGACAATGAGGCTTCCTTCTTCCATGAACTGATCATACTTAATCCGCATGGCGGCAGGAAGTTTCATGAGTGTAAGCTCGGAAATATAATTTCGAGTCTTGATACCGAAGCGACCATCACCTAAAGGAAACATAAACGTGAAAGCGCAAAAGTCATCGCCCTGAGAAAGGTCGGCACCAAGAGCGCAAGGCATACGCCAATATGTTCTTTTTCTATGCGGTAAAGTTTCCTCATAAGTAAAGAAATATGTATAGCCTTCCATGGGAAGACCAAAACGCTTTGCCAGAATATCGTTCTTTGCAGCGGGTGCTTTCTCAGCGCGCTCAACATCAAGCTGATAGGTTTCATAGGTAACCGTCTTGCCGATGTTCGGATTAGCTTTCACATAAAGTTCGGGGTAGGCGACCTCGTCTTGTGAGTCCAGTTTATACCACCAAATGGATACATGAGGATTGACATAATCGCCTTTCAGGATCTCCATCAACTCCATTTTGATTGTATCGCCGGGACCGTTACGAACAGTACCCTCGGAACTGATTGCTACAATCAAATAGTCATCGATTTTAGATGCACCCTGCTCAATAGCACCAACAACATCCTCTCGAACATCGCCGGACAACCATTCGTCGACAGTTGCGATCTTGCAGCGCAAACCCTGAAGCTTATCGATACTCATTGGTCGTATTTCAAGAAGCGATCCGGTTAAGAAATTTTCGATACCCTTCTTGGTAGACGCAAGCTTAACACGTTTCGACTTCGAACCAGTTGTATTTTGGAGAGAACCGTCCGTCAGGAACCTGAAAAGAGGTCCTCGCGCTCTGGTGATTGAGGTGCGAATTGGCGACAACACCTCTTCGGCCTGCTTCATCGTCGGTGCTGTGGTGATTTGATGCGTCGTAGTAGTATCAACATTCAGAAAGTAGCTCTGAATGCAAGAACCATACATGGACTTTGCTGCGCCACGAGCAACGATTAGATACTGCTTATTGATAAGCCGTTTCTTAATGGATTTGGTCACATATCGACCGCCATGGCCATCCGGATTCGGCTCATACACACTTCGTTCGACGAAGTAATACCAACCTAGAACCTGTTCAGCCCAAAGCTTGAAAGAATCGAGAAGATTTAAGTCTGAACCATCGGTTAACGTTAGCTCATTTTCGCAATAAGCAACGAAACCTTCGACGACAGAATCGTCATAAAAAACACCAGGATTTGCAATAAGATCATCGATGCGGTTCATCTCCATCGAGATCTCTCTGCAAACAGGGATTTCACCTCGAATTACGGCATCCCGAAAGAGTCCGTAATACTTCGGTACAGCCGTATTCGATAATGCCATTTAATCGTCTTCCTCGTCTTTCTTCTTTCGATCAGAGGCGAGCTTCTTTATAGTATTTTCAGCGTTAGCACGCTTGATATACTTCTGAAGCTGGTCGTCGGAGATATCGTCAAGGTTTCTCATAACCTTATCAAGATCTACCTTGTAGGACTTCTTAGGCTCACTTTCGCCAAAGAGTTGTTTGCGGAGAGCTTTCATCATGGGTTTCTGACAGAACTCATAGACTTCGCTAACTTTTCTACCAGCTTTCAGAACAGCATCAATTTTGTCATAAGCTGTTTTCTTCTGTCTGGCAGCAGCCTCGCCAAGTCTTCGTTCAGTATCGATACGATCGAGACGCTCTTTGATTTCGGATGTGGTAAGAAGCGATCGATTATCATAAAGTTCCTTTGCATTGGTTCCTTTAAGAATACGAGCCTTCTTCTGTTCGGGGGTTTCCTCTTCAACCTTAGCGCCCCGCTTTTTAGCAGCTCTTCGAAGCTGGGCTTTAGATCTGCGGACACCCCATTTCATGCCAAGAACTCCGTAATGATAGAGTTCATACTCCATTTTGATCTTTCACCTCCATAAAGGAAAAGAGCCATCTGAAATACTCAGACAGCTCCTAAAAAGATAATATTAAGTTTTGTTAGCTTTTTGCGGTATCGACCGCGGTGCTGATTCTCCACTCAAGTTTCTCGATTCGCTTCTCCATAGAAGCAATGAGAGCAGAAGATTGAGGTGGATCAAACACCAGTTTAACACTCAGATAAACATAGTCGATAACGAATGTGAGTAATTTGCTTCCGCCAATCAGATCTCTCCAAGTAGGAATGTCATCCGCAATGATATATCCTTCCTCGGGACCAACGCCAAGCTGAGCCAAATCAGCCAATGTGGAATTGATGTGAGAAACGACATCAGTGTCGAATGAGTCATCATCTTCCTCTATATCGAGAAGTATCTTGATAGTTAACAGGATGCTTTCGTCCACTGTCATCACCCTTTCGCCATGGACAAGTATCAAATTTGGTTCTAATCACAGGATCAAGGACGAGTATGGTTTCATCGCCATAGTGAATGGCGTCATGGGTGTTTTTAATGGTACAGATAAGATACTCAGGATCTAGCAAATATCTAGTTCTTTTAACGACATCATCTATCGTTATAGGATTCATATGATGAACGATTACTCGCTCTCTTATCTCTCTTCCTTCGATTCCTAAATCGCAAGCCTGATCTCTGATTATGATCCAATCTCTAATATCGAGCCATTCTTCAGATTTGTAAAATGTCTGATTCAAATATCGCTCGACGCCAAAAGTCTCTTGCCCCACTCTACCTCGAAGCCGAAGATATCGGTATCGTTCCTCGAATGTGCCGAGCAAACATAGTTCTGAATAAGTTCTAATCATAACTCACTCAGACCCCTTATATCTGGTCATAGCCTCGATAGCTCTTGCATACATCTCGTCATCATCTTGAGCTTTGTCAATGCTCCTGGTTTTAGCTTTGGCAAGTTCTGTATTAGCTTTAAGGATCTCCAATTCCTGTTGGGCCTTAACAGTACCAAGCTTCAAATAATGTACCAACACCTGAGAAGATGCTGTTCGGTTAATTATCTGCTCTCTTGCCATTTCAGTAGCCAACGCAATCATCTGATTCTCGCTTGATTCTAAAGTGAGTGGTGGACGATAACGTTTGGAACTCTTTTTAGTTTTTTCGCTTTTAGATTCCCCCACGTTTACCGCCTCCTCTCAACTGTTATCAGCTACTTGTAGGGAACTTTTTCGTCTGACAACCAGACTTTTATAGTAGATATATAACACTTAAAGGAGCCTACAAGGGCGTAGACAGTTGGAGATATTTCTGGTTGAAAGGAGAAAAACCAAATGGAGGAAGTGAGGAAACCTTATAGGCTCGTTTAAGTGTTATATAGGAAATAGGGGATTGGTTTTCGAAAATATCCCCCCGGGGAATTTCCAAAGACCAGCGCGATGAAGGAGGGGGTGTGAAAAATGCGACCCCCCCCTATGTCGCTAAGCAGGGACTGAGAAGATCTCAGGAATCATCAGTTGAAAGAGTTCTTTTTTCATAAATATTTTTGAAATCATATTTAATAATTTCATCAATTGCTCTTTCAATTTCTTGTTCGTTTTCCTCATCAGTCATTTGATCAGAAGTTCTTGCAACTCTTGCTAAAAAAGAACAAGAACAGTAACCTTTATCCTGATCATAATTGTACCATTGATCGAACTGATCAAATGGATCATACGGATTGTCGTGAGTAGTTAACGCACACTTCGCCACTGCTGTTGTTCACCTCTTTTTTAGCTGGCGTTGGTATACTTGGCTATGGTAGATGTAGATACGCCAAGGCTCTCAGCTATCTCTGCGTTGGTATAGCCGGATGCCACCATGGCATTGATTTTACTAATGCGGGCCGGGGATAGTTGTGTAGTTGTACGGGGAAGTGCTCTCTGTTTAACAGCATCAGCATCAGCATATCGCAGAATGTTAGTAAGCTGCGTATCAGAGATAGCACCGGCCTGTATGGCTTCCCATTCTCTATCAGAGATAGAAATACGGGAGTTCTTACCACTAGCACCGACAGACGCTCTAGCATTATTGATAGCTATCTGACTAGCCTTACGGATCTCTTTCTTATCCATATCCGGGTTGTCTTGAATCTTAGCCTTAACCTGGGAATTAGCAATGATCTGCGCCCTACGTTCTCTAGGAGCATTCATAGCAGCCACATTATACTTAGAAAGCAGGCTAACCACCTCTTCTTCATACTCAGCCCGAGCATCCTTACTATATTTCAGGCCGCCAGTAGCTTTGTATTCTTTTCGAGCACGATTAGCCAGGGACTTCATTTTGTTAGCATAGTCGGCGTATTCATTCTCTTTCGGGTGTCCAGATGACAGATCACGAGCATCTTCAGTAACAGACATGAGCTTGACTGTAGTAGTAGCGGGGGTTAAATTACCTTTCTTATCCCTATAGAGTCTGCCAGATTCTTTATAAGCAATCTTACCAGTCTCAGGATCAATAACACCACTGCCTTGACGTTCGTTAATTCGAATGTCCTGTTTCTTTCTGGAGATCAGGGTTGAAGCACCGCCAGTTTTGATGTTGCCATCTATGTCGACTCTAGTCTGATACTTAGTTCTAAGCTCGGCGATACCATTCTCTTTTTCAGAACGCTTATAGTCGAGCTTATGTTTCTCGGCATCAATGACGACCATCGAATGACGAACAGCACGAACGATGTCACTCTCTGGCGCACCCCTAAGGGTCATGTCTGTGATCAGATTGGAAACCCGGCCCATCTGATTCTGAGTTTCAGATTTAGTCATGACTTTCATACCTTCTCGATATGCATACTCAGTCTTAGGATCAAAGCCCTCAAGGCCCTTCAATGCAGGAGTAGATTTAATTCGGACTCTATCG